GTATAATGGTTACAAGGGCACAACAAGATAAGTTTTTGCCACAAAGATTTTAAGCCTCACCCTCTGCGTCGCGGACGTTATCGAAGATTTCAAGGGGGTGGGGCTAGCTGGGGTTAGAGGTAAATGAAGTGATTCTAAAATTAGTTCGCCCAACAGTTCCATACAAAGACATTGCAGAAAAAGTAGAACGCTATTTTGGTCAACCTGCGAAGACCAGCGTTAACTTCTCTAGCAGAGGACTGTTGGATTACGACTACATCCATAAGCTCTCTCCTGAAGATCATAGTTGGTTAAATAAATTCACTAAAGAATATTACCTCAACATGTTCTTCAAACGTCCCCTACATCGAACTAAAAAGCTGCGCCTCACTGTATACGACTCCGCCAATGCTAGACGACGGACTATAGAAGCAAGTGATTGTATCAGAATTACAGAAGTTGATTTTGGTACGCCTTCACCAGAAGACGCACTCATTGAGGCCTTAGATCTTATCTACGGAGAATCAAACAAATGAAGTGGCGTTTTCCTAGACTTGCTTACACAAAACAAGAAGCCGGAGACCTATCCCTTCTTGCCGTCTACCAAACCTATGAACGCAATGCGCGCAGTAAGCACCTTCCCTTCTCCTTAAGCCAAAAAGAATTCAGTGAATTAATTCTTCAGGACTGCTTCTACTGCGGGCGAAAACCTTCCGCTGCTTTTCTACCCGGACAGAAGAGAAATGGGATCGACCGAGTAGACAACTGCAAGGGTTACACAAAGCTAAATATTGTTACCGCCTGTAAACCTTGCAACTTTGCTAAGAGCTTTTTCTCCTATGAACGCCTTGAAAAACTGGCCAACATTTTTTCTAAAGTGAAGGAATTCTACGAAGCCAATGCCAAAGTTAAACATCAATTGGGAAAACCCGGACAAGACAACGATTAGTACTCGTGAAGCAGCCGCCCCTTACGTCGACTGCGATTACTTCTCCAAACTCTCTTCAGAAGAGAAGGCTTGGTTGCGTAAATTCACCAAGGAGTATTATCACGACCGCATAGCCAAAAAGCCCCTCCATAAAAGGAAGAAACAACGACGTGAGTTATACGCAGCCAACAATGCAAGGCGCAGAGGCATTCCAGAATCCCAGCTAGCATACTTCATTAAAGATTCTATATCTTCTCCAGAAGACGCCCTGATCGAGATGATCGACCTCAAAAAGACTAGGGCTTAATTTTTACCCTAGCTACAGGCAGAAGAAGAGTTCAAGTCAAGGCCCTTCACCCATAAACCAGGCTTTACGACACTCCTCTCTAAAAATGTCCTTCTTACCCATCCTGGATAGAATGATGCTGATAAAAACCAAACTACCAACCTTGATGTTTGAGGTGCTTACATATGACTCCTGGTCGCGATATTGAAAAAGAAATCTCTGATCTAGAAAACTCCAAACGCGTTTGCGAGCGTATCACCGCCGCCCTCCGCGAGTGCAACTACGCAGGCGCTCACCTTGAGGTTGGTCTGGAGAACATAAGCTTCCTTACCTACGTCTCACGCCAAATCGACTCTTCGATTGATGCGCTTGAGCAAGAAGCTAAAGTTGTGCCCGAAGCACCGAAAGCGGAGTAACCAATGCTCACCCGCATGCTGACTTTTCTGCGTGTGTTGGATGAGCAGCGTAACTTATCCCTCTCCAACGTTCTCCTTTGTGCAACTCTTCAACGGTTCCTCTCAGAACCTACAAAGTTGAATTGCGCTGCGTTGGGTGTTGCGTCCGTAACCTACACGGCCAAAAAAGTTATCTCCTACCACCAGTCTAAGGTTGCACGCCCGCCTGAGAACTTCGCTGACATGATTACATCGATGCGGGCGGAGTTGGATGAGGCGAAGAATAAAATATCCTCCTTATCCATGGCCGCCAGCATGAAGCCGTTTCAGAGAAGTCGATGACCACCCCGATTGCTCTAAAACCGACTGAACTTGCGCTGGAGGCGAGAAGGAAAAAGAAGGATGGTACGCGATTCACTCTCGCCCTGCGCGCCAGCCTCAAGACCCTTAAGTTCAACCCTGTCAAAAATCTCATCAACTCTGTCTACCCCCAACTCGACCCCAAAGATCAGATGCGCGTAAACCTGGAGATGATCAAACTCCTCTACCCCAGCTATGACAAAGCCTTTGAGATGAGCCGGACGCGCAAGTCCGACAAGCAGCAACGTAACCTACAAGTGAATATCCAGAACAACGTTACGTCCCCTGAAGCCTCTGTTGTTACCAATAACACCACGAATCCTCCGCCCACATCTACACCCAAAATCACGCTCGAAGATCTCCGCCGATTAGCTGCTACTAATAATGACTACCCCGACAACAACAACGACACAGAGTAATCTAACTCCACAACAAGCCAGGGACCTTTTCTGGGAAGCTGGAGATCTGTCTTATAAGCTGCATGCGGCGCAGTTAAGGATCAGTAAACGGTTTCGCGCAACCACTGAACGTAAATTTGTAATCAATTGCAGCCGCAGGTTGGGTAAAAGTTACTTCCTCTGCGTCCTCGCCATCGAGACAGCCCTTAGAACCGACAACTCCCAGATTAAGTATGCAGCGCCTACGATGCGTTCGGTTAAGAAGATCATCACACCTCTATTCCGTAAGATCCTCTCCGACTGCCCAGAAGCATTCCGCCCCCTATGGCACGCGCAGGAGAGCTGCTTTAAGTTTCCCAATGGATCTGAGATCGCCGTTGCAGGAATTGACGCCGGAAACGCCGAATCGCTTCGAGGAGCTGAAAGTCACCTCAGTATCATCGACGAAGCAGGCTTCGCCTCCGACTTAAGGTATGTAGTCGCAGACGTTCTTCTGCCAATGAGCCTGACGAATAATGGGCGCGTCGTCATAGCCTCTACCCCAGCCAAAACTCCACGCCATCCATTCGAAGACTATGCAAAGGAAGCAGAGTTCCTAGGCTCCTACATCAAACTAACCATTCATGATAATCCGATGATTTCGGATAAGCGAATTCAGGAATTTATCCGTGAGAGTGGTGGAGAAGACTCAACGACTTGGAAGCGTGAATACCTAGCTCAATTCATCATTGACGCTGACAGCATTGTTATCCCCGAGTTCACCGATGCCGTTGCATTGGAGCTGGTTATTGAAGTTGATCGCCCCTCACACTTTGACTGCTACGTTTCCTTAGACCCAGGTTACCGCGATCTAACGGCGGCTTTATTTGGCTGGTGGGACTTTGTCGGCGCACGACTAGTTATTGAAGATGAGTTCATCGCCGGTAAAGACGGCGTCAAAGTTCGTACAGACATTATCGCTGATGGAATTAAGGCGAAGGAGAAGGAACTCTGGGGCACTAAAAAACCTTATTTCCGCGTCAGCGATATTGAACTCATTCTCATCCAGGATCTTGCCGACCTCCACGGCCTCCAGTTTCACCCGACGAGTAAAGATACCAAGATTGCCCAAATCAACGAACTGCGGGTGATGATTCAACAGCGCAAGATCGTCATTCATCCGCGTTGCGTGACGTTGATTTCGCACATGAAGAACGCTGTTTGGGACACAAGCAAGGAGTTCTCAACTTTTGCTCGTATCGCAGGATTCGGCCACTTCGACGGAATTGACGCATTATCTTACATGCTTAGGAATGTGCGCAAGAGCCACAATCCCTTCCCCCAAGGAGTCGCCTATGACTCCAATAAATTTTACAAACCCGACTTCGATTTTAAAGACAACTCACCAACTGCCAAAACGCTCAAAAGAATCTTCCCCCGCCCAAAATTCTAATGAAACTTTGTACAAAATGTCTCCACACCCTCCCTCTATCCAACTTTTATAAACGAAGCGACTACGTCAACGAGTACCGCAGTAGCTGCAAGCCCTGCCTCAACATAAAGAACGCTGAATGGCGCAACAACAACAAAGGAAGAATGCGCCAGCTAAGCCAACGCTGGGAACAGGAGAATCGTGATCGACGAAATGCTCAGTGCAGAGGTTGGAAGGCAAAAAATAAAGATAAGGCCAATGCGGACGCCCGACGTCGCAGTAAATTCCGTAGACCTATAAGCGCATTCTACGCCGCCTTCCGCCGCGCATACAAAAAGTGTGCAACTCCCTTTTGGCTCTCCTCAGCACAGAAGAACGAGATCAAACAAATTTATCTAACCTGTCCCATCGGCTTTCACGTCGACCACATCGTTCCCCTTCGCGGACGAGACGTCTCTGGACTCCATGTCCCGTGGAATCTTCAGCACCTCTCGGCACACGACAACATGGTCAAGAATAACAAACTTCTCGCCGCCTAAAGGAAAATTATGAGCGATAAAAATCAGTACTGGGCCTCATTACCACCCGACGAGTTAGCGGGCGAGATAATGGCGCGAGTCGGCAAATATTATCAGTTTTTAGAGACCTCCGGCCTCCTCCGTAAATTCCGCAAATGCTACTCCCTCTACTATGGCAATAGCGCCAGCGGTTATTTCAACTCCTCCAGCGATGTAGGACAGGGCGGCGAGCAGGGTGAGCTTTCGCTCGTAAAGGTTAACCACCTTCGCAACCTTGCACAGCACCTTCTAGTCATGACGACGGCGCAACGCCCAGCTCTGGAATGTAGGGCGGCTAATACGGACATGAAGTCTAAAGCGCAGACTATTTTGTCTAACGGAATTCTGGATTACTACCTCCGCGAAAAACGCCTTGAACGTTTCCTCAAGACTGCCTGTGAACACTCTTTGATCTTCGGCGAAGGTTATGTCGACTGCGAATGGGACGCTAACTTGGGCGAGCAGTATGGCGTTGATCCAGGCGGTAAAGTTATCCATGAAGGCGACATTAAATACTGGAACCCGATGGGGCCTTTGGATGTTGCACGCGATATCTATCTCCACGATGGAACTACTGCGGACTGGCGAACGGTCACGGTAAAGGTTAATCGGTTCGACCTCGCAGCAAAGTTTCCCGAAAAGGCTGATGAGATTTTAGGGATTGGACAGAGTATTTGGGACCAACGCTATGGCGTCTCAGAGATGCCTACTGATGTTGGAGAAACTGCCCTAGTACCACTGCGTAAATTCTATCACCGCCCTACGGATTCTATGCCGGGTGGGCGACTGATGTTGTTGCTGGATTCCAAAACCTGGCTCTTTGACGGGCCAATGCCGTACACCAATCTACCGGGCGGAATGCCAATCTATCGCATCACACCATCAGAGTTCTATGGAACCGCTTTTGGTTACTCGCCCGTGTGGGACGTTGTTGGGCTTAGCGAAGTGCATGACGCCCTTTACTCGACCATCGTTACGAACCAAGTCACCTTTGGAACTCAAAACATCATCGTCCCCAAGGGACATGACATTGGCTACCAGCAATTGACTGGTGGATTAAATCTCATTGAGTACGATCCAAAACTTGGTAAGCCCGAAGCGCTACAGCTTACGAAGACCGCGCCTGAAATCTTCAACTTCATCGAGAAGCTGGAGAAGACGGAATCGCTGCTCCTCGGCCTTAACGACGTAGTAAGAGGCGATCCCCAAGCCAGCTTAAAGTCAGGGGCTGCGCTAGCCCTCGTTGCCTCCCAAGCTATTCAGTTCAACAGCGGTCTCCAAGCCTCCTACATCTCACTCCTTGAAGACGTAGGCACGGCGACGATTCGCATGTTGCAAACGTTCGCCAACACCAAGAGAGTTGCTTCAATAGCTGGTAAGTCGAAGCGCTTCATGTTGAAGGAGTTTAGCTCCGAGGACATCGAGCAGATCAACCGCGTTGTTGTCGACGTTACGAACCCACTTTCCAAAACGGTTTCGGGCCGCTTGGAGATGGCAAAGGATCTACTTCAGATCCCAGGCCTCATCAAACACGCAGACCAATACTTCCAGATCATCGAAACCGGCACCTACGAACCAATGTTGCAAGGCCCTGAAGCCGAACTCCTCACAATCGATAGTGAGAATGAAATGATGCAGGATGGGCAGAAGCCTGTCGTTGTACTCACGGATGATCACGCTCTACACGTTCGTGAACACAAGTCAGTTCTAGCGATGCCGGATTCACGACTTGATCCCAAAGTGGTCACAGCCGTTCTGGATCATATTCAAGATCACATCAACACGATGCAGAATGCGGACCCTAGAACACTAATGCTGACAGGACAGCAACCGCTCCCTCCTCCACCTCCTCCGCCAATGCCTCCACCGCCTGAACCGGGACCTAATGGATCTCCTCCTCCGGGGCCTGGACCGCAAGGACCCAGTGGACCTCAACAACATCCACCAATGCCCCCTCCAATGCCGCATTCCCCACCAGGGCCACAAGGTAATCCTGCTGGAGTTGTGAACCCAACAGATCCTATTTCCCAGCAAGCGCAAGGTGTGAAGCTTCCACACATGCCGACGAACCCCTTATCAAAAAAACCGTTTAACAACCAGAACGGGGGGATACCCAGTTGAGCAACAAGCACGTAAATAATGGTTCCTGCGATAAATGCGAAGAGATCTTCGACGTGTACCTAGGCTTCTACCAGCCACTCAAGGATTGGTTCCTGAAGACCCAGGCGAAAGTTAAGGACTGCCACATTAGCCAAGCTGGTCGGGGGAAAGCGGATCAAGAAGCCGACTTCACCGCCGGAAAAAGTAAAGCCCACTATGGGCAGTCATCGCACAACTACAACGCCGCCGTCGATATCTTCCAATTAACCGCTGACGGTAAAGCAGCGTGGCCGGAACTTTGGTTCAGAGACAAAATTGGCACCGCCGTCTACTCCAACAACTGCGATCCAGAGAAGAAAATTAATATTAATTGGTATGGAAAGAGCGGAGCCAAGTTTCGCGAACTTCCTCATTGTGAAGTAGACAACTGGACTTTTCTTGTTCGTTCGGAGGAGTTGAAACTTGTCGAATAGCAAAACTGCGCTTGCTTGTACTGATTGTGGAGGACGGTTAGGTCGCCCTGGACTCCGCTGCTCACCGTGCGGAAGTAAGCATTGGTATGCGACTAACAAAGATTTGAACTGCGCTAAAACTGCTCTGTGGAGAAAGAATAATCCAGAAAAAGATAAATCGAGCCAAAAACGTAAAAGACGGTCGGTAAACTATCGGTTCAGCTATTCGGCACAAGCGGCAGAGAGAAGGAAACTCGATTGGAATATATCCAAAGAGGACTACGTTTGGTTAGCATCCCTACCCTGCTTTTATTGTGCCGTCGATTTTTCGCCCACCACGAGTGGAGTTGGCTTAGACCGTCTAGACAACTCTAAGGGCTACACACTCTCAAATGTGGTCGCGTGCTGTGGTGCATGCAACTTCATTCGAGGAAACAACCTGACCGTTGAAGAGATGCAGGTCGTTTCTGAGACCCTTAAACATTTTCGAGCCTTAAAAAAAAGCTTCCTGATCAATCCAGTCATTTTTTGACAGTTTCTCCCCAGTTTTTACCTCCTCACAACACCCTCCTCGAAGGAATAATAATAATATGTCCGATACCGCCGCCATATCATCCTCTGCCCCAGTCAGCGCCGATAATACCTCGTCTTCAGACGAATCAACAACCGGTGCGCAACAAGCCGCCGCAAGTCCTGTTGTAAAAGCTGCAACCCCTCCGCCCCCCGCGCCGAAAAAGTACAAGTTGAAGGTTGATGGACGAGAGGAGGAGCTGGATGAGGAATCCGTGATCAAGCTCGCTCAAATGGGGCGCGCGAGCAGCAAACGTTTCCAAGAAGCTGCCCAGTCCCGCAAGCAGAGCGAAGACTTTATCAAGATGCTGAAGGAGGACCCGGCGTCCGTACTGACCAATCCCGCCATCGGCATAGATCTCCGCAAGTTCGCCGAAGACTACCTGATGAAGCAGTATGAGCAGGAGAAGATGACTCCTGAGCAGCGTCAGATGAAAGATTATGAAGCAAGGCTCAAACAATTCGAGCAGGAAAAGAAGGATGGCGAGACGAAACGCCAGACTGAGGAGATGCAGAAACTTGAGGATCATTACTCGCAAGACTTCGATAAGAAAATCACTGACGCCCTCTCATCGGGCGGGCTACCTAAGAGCCCAAAGACCGTTAAGCGTATGGCGGACTACATGTCCCTCGCAATCACCAACGGCATCGATGTTGAGCCAAAGAATGTCGTCGAGTTGGTACGGGCAGACTACATCTCTGAGATTAACGATCTCTTCTCGCAGAGTGAAGGGGATTCGTTACTGAAGATCCTTGGAGACGGCGTTGCGAACAAAATCCGCAAAGCCGACCTTGCACGCCTCCGTGCCCCACTATCCCCATCCCAGCAAATCTCAGAGGAAATTAGTTCAGGTGAAGCTCCTGCACCGCAAAGATCTGCGCCAGCGAAACCGAAAGAAGAAGCTAAGAAATACAGAAACATTCACGAGTGGCGTGCAGCGCTGGATAAGAAGATCAGCGGGTAGATAACGAATTTTACCCTAGTCTCAATCGTTAAATGAACGTGCCCTTCTCCGACGATAGACGGAAGGTTAACTCACTCCTACCCCGAAATCGTTGTGCAAAAGAAGTAAGCTTACTTGTCGTGACCGGACGGTTCCCGCCTAGCGCAGCTACCCACCCCCAAACTGACAACACATACACCTCACAAAACCTCTTTCTCCTCTTGGAGTGATTTAAAAAATGGCTACAGTTAATACGATTTCCACGCTTGATGGTTTATTCAAGCAAGTATACGGCGATGGTCCCGTTGACCTCCTCCCTGACTTCGCGCTCCTCTCGCGCAAAGTTAAGTTCTCTGAAAAAGAGAAAATCGGTAACAGCTACATTATCCCTGTGAAGCTTGCTTACGAAGGCGGGTTCTCATATGGCGCGTCCGGTGACGGCGCGTTTACGTTGAATGCTTCGGTTGCTGGAAGAATCGGTCAAGCGAAAGTGGACGCAGCTCAAATCGTCCTTCGCTCGCAGATCGACTACGAATCGGCGTTCAAGGCAGCAGGCGGCGGAAAGCAAGCGTTTAAGGACGTTACGCAAGCCACTGTTGAAAACATGATGGAATCGTTCGCCAAGCGCCAAGAGTTGGCGATGTTGTATGGCGGAACGGGCCTTGGAGTGATTCTTACGAGTGCGGTTTCTGGTAACGCAACCGTAACCGTTACTGCAGCGTCGTGGGCGCCAGGAATCTGGGTTGGAATGGCCAACCATACTTTCGATGCCTACAACGGATCTACTAAAATAAACACCAATGCCCCCCTTGTTCTCGTCAGCATCTCGTTGGCGAACCGTCAAGTTGTGCTCTCTGGTAACTCGACCGATCTTTCCAATCTCGCAGCCACGCACACCATTTACTTCCAAGGTGCGTATGGCAAAGAGATGTCCGGTGTCGATACGATCACCACGAACGTGGGAACACTGTTCGGATTGAGTGCGGCCACGTATGAGTTGTGGGCCTCCACTAACTACAACAGCGCAGGCGCGATCAGCATGGAAAAACTCCTGTTGGCGGCGGCTGGTGCGGTTCCGCTCGGTCTCAAAGAGAAAACGACGACTTACTTGGCTGCCAAGCGTTGGGCGAACTTGAACAACGACGTTGCGGCTTTGCGCAAGTCGGATGAGAGCTATAAAGCGGCTGGGTTCGAGAACGGCGTAGAAGGTATTACGTATCACGGCGTAAGCGGTGACATGGATATCGTCTGCCATCCTTTCGTTAAGGAAGGTGAAGCGTTCGTACTTCCTGATAATCGTCTCAAGCGCGTTGGCGCGACGGATATCACCTTTAAGCGTCCTGGAAATCCGAACAACATCTTCCGCGAAATTGACGCGCAAGCTGGTTTCGAACTCCGGGCCTACACGGATCAGCAGATCTTCTGCGAAGCTCCGGCGTATGCGATAAAGGTCGTCGGAATAACTGATTAATTTCAACCGCTTAGGTTGGTTAGGTAAAAGTTAGATGAGGGGCAGATAGGGAATACATAAACTCTCTGTCTGCCCTTTCTCATATAAAGGATTTCTAGAATGCCTCAAATCAAAACTCTTCTCACCATTACTGATGCCGGTAAAGCTGGTGCGGGAACAACTTCGGCGGTGGATATTGCTGCTGTGTATCTAAAGATTGGTTCCCCTAAAGACCAAAGCATAAGACTCCAGCGTTACGTCAGCGATCTCGTTGCTCGGGGCCGTGATGGTTCCATCGCAATGCAGATTCAGAATGGCGATGCGGTTGCTGCGGCTGGAACTCTCACGTTGGCTCTTGTTGTTGCTACCGACACTTGCATTATCAACGGCGTAACCTTTACTTGTGTTGTAAGTGGCGCAGCCGGAAACCAATTTAACGTTGGTGGCACGGATACGATTTCCGCGACTAACTTGAGAGCTGCAATCAACGCTTCAGTTACTGCTGGTGTTGCTGGTTTAGTTACTGCGACATCCGCAACCACGGTTGTCACTGTGACGGCATCGACCACAGGAACTGCTGGTAATGGGTACACGCTAACGGGTAACGCCCACATTACCGCATCGGGCGCCCGGCTTACTGCTGGTGCGGCGGACACGGCAACCTCCAACACGTTCAGCTACGGGATCTAACCGTCACTCCGTTCCTTCGCTCTTTTGGTTTTGGATCATCCAGCTCCTACTCCTAGACGACAGCAGCATGAACATCGGATGATCCCTAATGGGGGTAGGATCTTTATTGTTATAAAGGTCCCACCCTCCCCTCTTTCTTCTCTCTCCTTAAAGGTAAAAACCCTTGGCAGTTTCACTCACAGTTAACGGAACAATATACGCGTACCCGCAAACAGGTGATCCCGCTCCTTGGGGAGATGCTGCGTACCAGTGGGCGCAAGCAGTCACTGCTGGAATGCTTCAAAAGGCTGGTGGGAACTTCACTCTTACCGCCGACGCCAACTTCGGCCCCAACTTCGGTCTCCAATCTCAATATTACAAGTCCCGCACCGCAAACGTTTCCGCTACTGGAATAGTCCGCCTCGCTAACGTCGACACCATCAGCTGGAGAAACATTGCAAACGCAGCCGACGTTGCTCTTAACGCCAGTGCCGCGACTGACGGAGTCCTGCAATATGGCGCCGTTGATCTCGTTGGTACAACGCTTACGCAAACGCTGACGAATAAAACAATCAGTGGTTCATCCAACACGCTGACGAACGTTGGAGACGCAGCGCTTTCTACCAGCTATGTCAAAGCGGACGGTTCCCGCCCATTAACCGCTAACTGGGCCATAGGCGGATTTAATTTAGTGATGGGTGGTGGCGCAGTTACTGGATTCGGCACTCTAGTCAGCAACACAGCAAATTCCGCCAATACCGGAGCACTTAGATTAGGAAATTTAGATAAGGTTTCATGGCGCAACGCTGGAAATACGGCGAACGTCGATTTGTTTGTTGATGCAAGCAACGTTCTCAATGTCGTGAATAACACCGCAGCCCAATGGGGAAAAGTCTACATACAAGGCGAGCCGACTAATACAACGCCCGCATTGATGATGCGCAATGTGACGAGTGGCATTGCAGTTGGCCACAACACGAATAGTGGCAACTCAATTAACTCGACTTTCTCGACAATGCTTGATGGGTATCAAGTTAATAACACCGTATGGCAATGGTCTCCGACGCCGAACAATCCACCCGCTTCTGCTCTTGGCACCGTCACTATTTATCAAAGCAACTACGAAGCATCCCGCACTCTATATGCCACTACCTATACGAATTGGATAGTTACAACCTCCAGCTCAACTGTTTTTACGCTCGCACCGGGCGTCGGCGCATCCCCCGCAAGTATCGCGAACAACGGAACCTACACGGCAACGATACCAGCGATAGGAAACCAAGATCCTATTTTCGTAGGTTTCACACACGGCCCGGCGGCAACTCAAGAACCTTATCCTGGTAACGTACAAGTTGTTTCAATCACCTGGGCGGCGGGAACGCTTACGGTTACGACACAGCCCCAGCCAATTCTGTACTACAATGTTGGCAGCGAGCGGCAATCAGTCGGGCAACTTAGTATTACTGGCAATACCATTTTGATGAACGGAGTCGATACTGGCTCTGGGCGCATTCCGATGCGCAACATCATCACAGGCGGGACACCAGCGGACTGTTTAGTTATAGGTGCAGGCCCCTTCGCTGGTTCCGCTGCTCCGAGTTTTCCGTTCGGTGCTGCAAACGGAATGAGCGGGTCGAGCATCTACACGTATGGCACCGACTTTCCAGATCCACTGGCGATAACTGCAAAAGCGGCATGCATTGATTTTTATAATGATGGTCAACTAAATGGTTCCATCATTGGTATTGGTGGAGGACCTACTAGCGCTTCTTTGCGGGGACAATGGAATATTGGTCCTGTTGGTGGGGTAATGACCCACAACGTAAACGGGGCTTTAAACGTAACCGGAGCTTTAAATTCTGGTGCGATAAGCATAGGCTCTACAACGCCAAGCATCGCCCTACGCTCGACGACGACTCTCGCTGGCACTGGGCAGTCGTACGTTATTTTCGGCGATACGGGACAAGACAAAGCATATCTTGGCTACGACGGTCGCCACGATAATAAAATGCGGCTCTCGTTCTACGGCTCGACGGGCACAACTGTAGGCAACAAAGCGTTGCTCATGAGTCACGGAAACACCGGGGACTCTTGGGTCTTAGATACTGACTCAATTACCTCGACGGGCGATATCACTGCCGGTTCCGCTGTCATTATCAATGTGCCTGCTGCTGTCACAGCAAAAATACTACCGGGCTCAGTTCTTTATAGCGGCACTCAACTAGCTGACAAGATCTCGGTCGTAAACTCAGCGACAGTCTTCACCGTCGTAACTGGCGGCGCATATCCCACGGGCGGAGGTACAATTGCGGATCAAGACACTGGAACGTTGCTCACGTACACCGCGTATAACGCCGGTACGAAACAGTTCACGGTTGCTAGCACGGCCGGGCTTTTAGCAAACGACACTACCTACTGCTCGGTTGGTATCCCTCTTTACGCAACAGTTAGCAGCGTAGGCGCGACGACCTTAACCATGGATCGCAACGCTGTTTCAACGGTTACGGGACTGACATTTTATTCTGGTAACCCCAGTTTCGGCAATTTGACTATGGCAACTGCCGGTACAAGAGCCGGCGTCGATAATGGAGTGCTAAATCTCTACGGCGCAAACCCACTTTCAAATCCACAGGCGGGTATCTTATACCTCCACAATAATGACCCCTACCATACCCCCGGTCGCACCTGTGGTATTACGTTTTTCGGTGATGGTCCGCTCAATACTCGCGGAGTAGGTCCGGCTGGTTGCCCGATTGGAACGGTCAATTTCTACGTTGAGAACGACAATCCCGGCCCTGTTGGTTCCGGCAACATGGCGATCAATGTTTGCGATGGTACGACTTATCGCAATGCAATGTCATCGGATCACACGGGCAACGTAACCCTCGGTTCTAATGCATCTACGTCGCAAGCGATAAACGGTATCTTGACCGTTAAATACAACGGGACCCAAACACTGAAGTCAGATAACTTTGGTGATCTCCACGTTGGAAGTGCTGGTAGTGCGATTCGCAGCTATGGTTCGGCGTTGTTCCTAAACTATTCCTCTACTCCCGCCACTACTTCATTTATTACAACTAATAGCTTAACCGGAGCAGTCGCTATCGGCGGCGGTAATTCCACACCAGACATTAATAGTGCGGGCGTTTATTTCTACGCGAGCACTCATGCCACAAAAGCGAATAAAATCGAGTTTTATAATAACGCTGTTATCTCAGCGACGGCTACGGCAGCGGGCGCGTGGAATATCCCAACGCTTACTTCGACGACGCTTACTGTTACCAATCTCCAGACTAGCGGGCTCACAACTTTAGGCGGTACCCTTGCGGTAAGTGGTTATGGGATTACCGGAGTTAATAACCTTCAAAGTTCGTCAGCTAACATTTCGGGAACCGGGATGTTCCGGCTCGCCAATACTGATATCATTGGTTTCCGCAATTTCGGCAACGCAGGTGATAATTTACTCGGGACTAGCGTTGCGGACAGGCTGACATACAACACCGCGGTCATCCCGACAATATCAAGCGCTGACACGCTGACTAATAAAACAATCAGCGGGGCAACGAATACGTTGTCTAGTATTGCTTACGCGTCACTTTCGCTTACGGGAAGTATTGTCAACGCTGACTTGGCTGGTGCCGTATCCATCGCTAAAGGTGGAACGGGGCAAACCACCGCTCCTCTGGGCTTTGCGGCTCTGTCCCCGCAGACCACGAAGGGTGATTTGATTGTTTATGGCTCTTCACCCGCCCGCCTCAGCATTGGCGCGGACGGACAAGTGCCGGTCGCGGATAGTGCGCAGCCTAATGGCCTTGCGTGGAAGACCCTTCAGCAGGGTTCTAAAAATTATATTACCTATAACAATTTTGAGAATAACTCGACGATTGGTTGGGCGCTCGGCCACATCAGCGGTGCGCTAACAAATAGTTTACCCGTAACGGGTACCAACATTCCCACGTTCGGCAGTGGCTCTACGTCTCTTGCTATTTCTACAATTTCAGCCGGTCAGTTGGCTGGTACCTATTCGCTCTCTTATGCAGCATCTGCGGCTACGACTGTCGGCGATATGCTGGCTAGTTCGGCGTACACTATCGACGCTGAAGATCAGGCCAAAGTATTATCCTGGAAATTCTATTATAAGCTTTCATCAGGCGCCGCCAACTTTCCCGGCACGTCCTCCAACTCTTTCGCTGTAGCAATCTGGGACGCAACAAATTCAACGTGGCTCGGCACCGCTGGCCAGTTTTCAATGGTGCAGTCTAGCGGCGTTGGGATTTGCCAAGGCACTTTTCAAACGGCGTCGAACACCGCCTCACTTCAACTCGTCGTCTACAACTGCACGGTAACAACCGGGGCAGCGACTCTATATCTCGATGACTTCTATCTAGGCCCGCAAAGCCTGGCGTTCGGTCCGGCGATGTCGGATTGGACAGCGTACACGCCAACCGGAGGATGGACTACTAACACCACATATAGCGGTTATTATCGCCGCGTTGGCGATTCAATGGAAATAACCGCGAAGGCCCTGCTTACAGGTGCGCCCAACGCTGCATCACTCACAATAAATATTCCGTCTGGTTTCACAATTGATACGACCAAGCTATTTACGTCGGGCAGCGCCTCGGGCGTTATTCTTGCAAGGGCGTCAGGGTCTCATAGTGGCTCTGGCTATATTTTTAGTGCTCAATATAGCTCGACCTCATCTGTGCTTATCACCTATCAAAGCTCTGTGGGCGCGAACGGTGCTGCTGTAGATGCGACAAATCCTCTCACATGGGCCAGCACCGATGAAGTCGAAGTAGTTTTCGTAGTCCCCATCACCGGATGGTCGTCGAACACCGCAATGAGTGCGGATACGGATACCCGAGTCTGCGCGTTTGCAGCTTCAACACCAACCGCTACGGTCACCGGAGTTGCAAGCGACGTCTCCTGGACGTCCATTACAGATACGCATGCGGGTTTTAACGGGACCACCACCTACACGACTCCGGTCACGGGATGGTATGACGTTGAGGCAAGTCTTCGCAGCGACGCAACATATGCGGCGGGCAATGACGCTGAGCTCTATATCAACGCTTCCGGTTCGACTTTATTAGAGCAGTTAGATAGAGCAAGCGGTGCTCAAACAAGCATGCAGCTTAGGGTGCGGACTACCAGATACTTCGTTGCGGGAACACCCATAAAAATTCAGATAAGCAATTCCGGCACGAGCCCTTCCATTATTTCAGGGACCACGTGGGCATCCTTCACTATTTTCCGTCTCTCAGGGCCAGCGGTGGCTGCCGCGACTGAGAGTGTGAATATGCGCTATACGACCAGTGCCGGCAGCACGTTAACAAAAAGCGCTACTAACATTGTTACTTTCGCAACAAAAGACTACGACTCGCATTCGGCATGGAACGGAACCGACACCTACACATGCCCGGTAAGCGGTGTTTATCGCGTCTCAACATCTCTACTTATAGCCTCGGGCCTAACTTGGGCGGCGGGTGATTACGTCGAATTAGATGTTCTTAAAAATGGCTCGGCAATCAACTCAACGGTAAATCCACAGCAAGCTTCCCACACTACCTTTGCAACTGGGCTGATTTCTTGTTCTGTAAAGTGTGTCGCTGGTGACGCGCTCAAAATTCAATGCTTTCCCCAAAAAGCCTCTACCGGAAACGTCGTGCTCAATAATTCCGGATCCAATAACTGGCTATGCATCGAAAGGGAGGGAAACTAAATGAGAAGCCCCTACCCAGCCCGAATAAGCTAATTAACCACACCCTTTTTAACGGAGAACCCTAACAAATGAGCCTCAATCCCCACCAGCACGCTAAGCTGGCCGTCCTTAGATCTGTTTCCTCTGCAATGGACAAAATGATGACTGGTAAAATGCACAAGCCTAAAGAACTCGAAGTTGATGTAGCTTCTGGCGGAGAAGTATCTCCTTCACACCCGGAGCCACACTCGTCTGCTCTCGATATGACTGGTGAAGACATGGAGCCGAAGATGGAAAATTCTTTGGACCCTCTGCACACGCCGAAGCCACCGCACGAGCACGATCTTCATGCGAAGTCTGATCCGAGCATGAGCCATGATCACGGCGCTCCAGGCGATGAAGAAGACCTTGAGAAGCTCCGCGACCTGTATAGCAAAATCAAATAGTCGCCTCGCTGTCGGTCACTCCGCTCCCTCCAAACTAAAGCGTAGAGATCCCCTTCCCACCCTAAGAGTGTCCCTGCAAATATGGACTACACCACTACAGCCTTGCTCTCTTCTATCAAGAATAGAGTTTTCATACCCACGTCCCAACTCACGCTCCAGGACACAGACCTTCTTTCTCTGGCTGGTGAAGAGTTGCGGCTGGGCGTTGTGCCGCTGATGTTGAAGATGCGCAGTAACTACTTTGCGACGCATCTAGATACTCTGCTGACCAGTAACAATGACACCTACTCAATCCCCTACCGTGCAGTAGGCGGTAAGCTGCAAGGATTGAACCTTGTCGATGCGCAGGGGAATGTTTTCGACTTCCCGGAAATCGATAAGTCTGAACGTCCCTTCTACAATGGTTCCGCCACAAACTCCGGCTTCGTCCATTACTTCGAAGGCAACAACGTAATTGTTGTTCCTTCTCCGTCAGCGTCAACGATTGCTTACATCCGCTTCAACTACTATTTCAGAACTGGCGATCTGGTAGCGACGTCGGCGGCGGCGCAGATTACCGCAATTGCCGGAAACGTCGTAACCGTATCCGCAGCCCCATCTGCATTCACCACCGCTCTACAATACGATGTCATTAACGGTTCTCCTGGCTTTGAGCCTCGTGGGTATGATCTCGCCGTAACAACTATTGCTGGCGCGAATATTACCTTCACTGCTCTTCCAGCTAAAGCTGCCATTGGTGACTGGATTGCACAAGCAGGGCAATCACCTATTGCGCAAATCCCATATGAGCTTCACCCACTGCTTGCTCAACGAACGGGCATCCGCGTTCTCGCAGCACTCGGGGATGCCCAGTCCCTGCAGATGGAGCAGGCAAAGTTGAAGGAGATGGAAGAGGCGGCGACGCACATCCTCGCCCCCCGCTCCGAGATGAATCCTAAGAAACTAAACAACCGCTTCAGCACTCTACGCACCTCATCCTCATCGAAATTCTAAATGGCTAATTCTCCAAGCACCAAAATAAAGGGCCTATATTCATACCCTAATCCCCTCGGTGAAGTACCGAAGGGTGCGCTCGCCATTGCCGACAACATCGTTATTGATGCAGATGGCTCGGCGCAATCTCGTCGAGGCTTTGATGTTCTAGCAGAATCCATAGGTACTGTTTCCAGCCGAATCAATAAGCTCTTTAGTTACCAGAACCAAGTTCTTGCCCACTACGATGTTAACTCCCTCGCATATAGGAATGTTGGAACAGGCTGGTCCCCATACTCCGGTACCTATACGCCCATTAATGCAGCGTCGACTAAGGTTCGTAGCGCTGAAAGTAACAGCAACTTCTACTTCACCACCAATAACGGAATCTATCGGCTGGATGCATACACAGGTACTCCAGTTCTGTCTGGCGGGCTTAAGGCCTTGGACGTTAAAGGCACTCTGGTCAATTCAGGTTCGGGGTATTTGACCAACAATAGTGTTTTGACGACGACAGGTAACACCCACACCACTACCACAATCGATGGGATGACAACGACTGCGGGTGTGTTGGTCGGTATGTATGTTAGTGGGACCGGCATTCCAACCGGCACCACGGTTACCTCGATAGTTGCCAACACCTCAGTTGTTTTAAGCCAAGCCGCAACCACGACAGCATCAGCAGTTAGTATTCAATTCTATAGTGGCTCACAAACCGCCTACAGAATTCTTTGGGGTTTTAGAGATGCTAACAAAAACTTAATCCTAGGCACGCCCTCTCAGCGAACGGTTGTCACGAATGTCACGGCGACGGCGTCGGATGTGAATTTGCAGATTACGGTTCCCGCTGGTGCCACAGTCAATCACCTTTACCAAGTCTACCGAGCACCCTCTACCGTCAACTCCACAGTTGAACCTTCAGATGAAATGCAGCTGGTGTATGAAGGGAATCCTACAGCGGGACAAATCACCGCACTTTCCATCACACAACCTGATGCTACCTCAGACTCGTTGAAGGGCGCCTACATCTATACGGCATCAAGCCAAGATGGAATTCTTCAGAGTAACGAAGTTCCTCCACTCTCAAACGACATTGCGTTTTACCGCAACGTAATGCTGTATGCGAACGTCACCTCTCGTCAGCGACTTAAGCTTACATTGTTGGCAGCGGGTGGAACTTCGGGCGTGCAGAATGGTGACACTATTACCATTGCTGGTACTACGTACACGGCTAATGGCGTGCAGACTACAGGCACTCTTGCAGGATCTACAACCGTTACTGTCACCTCCGCCACGGGAATTTCCATTGGGCAAACTGTCGTCGGTACTGGCATTCAGGTTGGTACAACTGTTACAAATGTCGTTGGCACAGCTGTTACGCTAAGTCTTGCCGCTACGGCAAGTGGCGCTGGTATCACACTCTCCTTCTATAAAGAAGGCGCGAACATATTCGCCGTTATCCTAGGCGGTACACCATCGCAGAATATCCGCGATACGACCAACTCCCTCGTTCGCACCATCAACCAGTCTACCTTAAACACCTCCGTCTACGCTTTCTACACCTCCGCCTACACTGACCTTCCCGGCAAGATGAACATTGAAGGGCAGACATTAGGTACAGCAGCTTTCTCTGTAACAGCAAGCGCTCACGGAACGGCGTTCACTCCGCAACTCCCAACGTCAGGGGTAACAGTTCTGTCGACGGCGGATGTTTATAAGAACGCCATCATGGTCTCTAAGACCGGACAGCCCGAAGCCGTCCCCCTAACCAGCATTTTCTACGTCGGTAGCGCGGCTTATGGGATAGATCGCATCATCCCCTTACGTGATTCCGTATTCATCTTTAAACAAGACGGAATCTTTAAACTGGTTGGGCAAACAAGTTCCAACTTCTACGTCGACGCCTTCGACAACACCACCAAGTTGATTGCACCCGAAACTGCCGTTAACTTAAACAACACCATCTACTGTCTGAGTGATCAAGGAGTGGTTAGTGTTTCTGACACCGGCATTAGCGTCGTGTCCCGCCCGATTGAAGGGGATCTCCTAACCCTCCTCGGACTCAACCTAACCAGCGTTCAGAACCTCTCCTTCGGCATCAGCTACCAGAGTGATCGAAAATACATTCTGGGTATTATTAGCAATGCTATTGATGCAAACCCAACTCAACTCTACGTCTACAACCTGTTCACCAATGCCTGGACGAGATGGACGTTGGCTAAGGCGCACGGGATAGTAAACCCGGCGGATAATAAACTCTATCTAGCCGATGCCACTACCAACTCTGTCAACTCTGAGCGCAAATCTTATAGTTATTTGGATTACGTTGAGGAGACGTATGCAACCTCGGTTACTTCATCTACTGGACTGTCAGTAGTTCTTGCAGACCTTACCAATTTAGCAATTGGGGATCTCCTCTATCAAAGCTACTCAGTTAAATCAGTAGTTACTGCGATCAATGTCCCAACCAACACAGTAACCGTTCAAGATTCCGTTTCGTGGTCAGGGGCAGCGGTAACTGTATACAAAGCCATCAACTGCATCATCAAACTTCAAGTGCAGACGGGAGATTCTCCAGAGGTCTTAAAACAGTTTTCAGAGCTGGAAATGTTTTTTCGTAAAGCAAGATTCAACCAAGCAACGCTTACGTTTACATCAGACCTAAGTGGATTTACTGACTCGCTAACCTTGACTGGCATTAATAACGGAAGCTTTGGACTCTTTACGTTTGGCGGAGGAACAACGGTGCCTTTTGGTGGTTTGCTGCAACCAGCTCCTATCCGCACCTACATCCCGCGCGCTAAACAACGCTGCTCACAATTAAACATCACATTCACTCATCGCGTAGCGTACGGAGATTTTATCCTCGATGGCATCAACCTTAAAGAGAGAGCGATCTCAGATAATGTGACAAGGTAGGGTAGTTATATTTTTTTACCGCCAGTACGTAGATTACTTACCGACGACTTCCCCAAAGAACAACAAGGCTGGGTAGGTAAATTACTCTCTCCACTAAATCAAGTTTTCCAATCGCTCTCCGTTGGACTTCAACACGGCCTTACATTCCAAGACAACATTGCGGCGCAGATCTATAGCATCGCATTTAACAACAACATTAACGAACTCTCCTCCGCCCACCCCATACTCATCAAAAGCACGCTCACCACTAACCCTTTCGGCGTATGGGTCATCAATGCTGTCGATACCAGCACCCAAACGCAACCCCAAGCACTTGTGGGGGCTGTTTTCGTTACCTGGATCTTTAACGCCGCAACCAATCAAGTAAACATATCTGCCATTTCAGGGCTGGTGTCCGGCCAACAGTACAAAATTACCCTAATCATTATATAAATTGAGACTCGTTCTCACCTTTAGACCTCCTATATATATATATGCCCTACCTATTCAACGACCCCTCCGAAGAAGACCAAAAGAATATGCAAGCTGGTGCAGGTTCTGCGGGTCCCGGTCAGCAAGCGCCACAACTCTCCAAAGAGTCCGGTAGTTCCTTTGGCGGCTCTGGCGCGTCCGCAATTCAAGGGGGATCTAAAGCCGATGCAACACCCTCTTCGTCCGGCTCCTTCGTCAACTTACAGAAGTACCTCGATGCCAACGCTGATCAATCTCCCGCCAATCAAATTGCTGGGAGGATTGGTAATGAGGCGGGTAAAGCTAGTGGGGATCTTAACTCTGCAACGAACAGCTTCACCACCAAAGCCGAGGGCGCAACCACTCATTACAATAAAGACCTGGTTGATAACTCTCTTAAAGATCCGACGGCAGCGGCTAATGATCCTAATCAACTTGGCGCATTCCAAAAGCAACTGAACGCTTCCTATGGCTCCGGCCCCAAGTCTCTCAATGATGTTTCTGGCTATGATCCCAATGAAGGCGCCAATGCTCAGTCTCTCGTCGATCAGACGAAAAGTGAAAATGGTCAGTTCGGTTTATTGCAGAGATATTTCGGGGGGCCTAATCAATACTCCAGAGGCGAGCAGGGTCTAGATCAATACTTGTTGCAGGCGGCTCCAGGAAGCCCACAAGCATTAAAGAGCGTTCAAGATAAGTACGGAAATATTGCCCAGCAGTATGGGAACGCTCAAGCGGCAGCCCAAGATCTATATGGGAAAGATAGTGCTGAGACAAAACAAGCGCATGATTATGCGCAGGCTCAATATGGTGGAGCTAACACCAACCTTCAGAATGATGTCACAACTGCACTTGGGAATGCAAAAACCCAGCAGACAACTAAGTATAACGATCTTAATAGTGCGTTAACCGGGCGGACTATGAGTCAAAGCCAGTTAGAAAAGCTGGGGCTCAATGATAGCCAATACCAACATGATGGCGCGCTTAGACTCTATGGATTACATCCTGAAAACTATCTGGGTAAAGCAGTAGACCCAACTTTAGGCTCTGTTGCCACAAAGGATCAAGCGGCGAGGTCGGCGGCCTTGGCTAAACTTGGAGGTACAACTAATACCTTTCTGCCTGATGGTTCTTTGGCCGGTACTTATACGAGCGACCCAACGTTTAATCGGAGTCAGTTTGGTCAAGATCTTATAGGCAAAGAACAGGCATACCAAAACGATCTTAAGAACACAGATAACCTTGTCACTGATCCTTTTTCTGGAGGTACGGCAGACCCAGAAATACACACAGAACCTGGGGCTAAGATGACACTCCCTGAAGCAATAGCCCGCTTACTTCCGGCCTCTGAGGCTTACGCCAGGAATCCAGAGGGCAGTAAGTATTATGTCAAGGATGGAAGTAAGGAGCTGTCTCAGCAATATTCTCACTTACAGGAATTGCTGAAGGCTCGGCAGATTAAAGACGGGTATAGTGACACCCTTTCCTCTAACGGCGTTGCTCCTACTGTTCCGCCCCCAACCGATCGATTCGCTCCCCGCCCACGACGCGGCGGCGCCTAATATTTCCCTCTAGAATTTAACCTCCCCTCTTTCCTCAAAGGCACACCTCAATATGGCATTTGGTTATGACGATTTAATTGGCGGCGCAGCATCTATTGGCGGTGGAATACTTGGTAATATTGCCTCTGAGCCAGATAGGCAGAGGGCAATACAGGCGCAGCAGAGCGCTTTAAGAGGTCTTCAAGAACTTCAGACCAACAAGAACAACGTAAACTTTCAGCAGTATAAAAACGCAGGGTCTTTAGATCCACGACTCCAGAAAACCTTCCAGCAAGGTCAGTCGCAGATGGGCGGGATCAATACTGATCCGCGCTATAAGCAAGCGCAGTTGAGTGCATTGGGTGGGTTACAACAGATTGGTCAGAATGGAATGACCATTCAAGATCAGGCGAACCAGAATAAAGTACTGTCGCAACAAAACAGCAACGAGCAGGGAAATCGCCAAGCCATTCAGCAATCGATGGCGCAGCGTGGAATGGGGGGTTCCGGTTTCGATCTCGCTTCTCAAATGCTCAATCAGCAACAAAGCGCAAACCGCGCTAATCAAACGGGAACGGATATTGCGGCCCAAGCGCAAGCCAGATCTCTGCAAGCGATGCAAGGAGCTGGTCAGTTGGGTTCTCAGATGCAGGGGCAAGATTTTGGTCAGCAGTCGCAACAGGCGCGGGCGCAGGATGCGATCAATCGTTTCAACACACAGAACCAGCAGCAGGTTGGTGGGCAGAACACGCAGAGGCAAAACGCCGCCCAGCAATACAATCTAGGCCAAGCACAAACGCTGTCAGATAAAAATACGGCTACAGCGAATAACCAACAGGTACAGAATAACCAGTACAACAACGACTATTACAACCAACAATTCCAAAGAGCCCAGGCTGTTGCTGGGCAGCAAAACACTGTGGCGGGCGCATACAACGCAAACGCAAACGCCACTGCCGGAATGTATGGCGGTATGGGTCAGGGTATTGGAAAAGCGGTTGCGGCGAATAGCGCCGGTAATGCCGCCGATGCTCGTTGGCAAGGGTTAACGTCCGCGCTTCAAGGCGGTAACACGCCAGCAGCGGGGGGGCTGGCTCAGCAAATTGGTAGCTACAAGATCCCAAAACTCGGGGACGATGAGGAGCCACAATAATTTATGCCCTCGATGCAAGATGTTTTAGATTATTTTAGAAATAAACATGATGGTGATCAGTCTAGCGCTGACGATGCCCTACAAAGTGAGACGGAAGCAATAAATGCGCCCCGCACCGACTTCCATACACCAGACATGAAGCAGGACGTTGAAGATCGTGTGGCTGCAAGCAATATAGGGCATCAGTATGACGCCCTGTCGACTCCAGTTCCGCATGTAGTTCCAGACCCCAGCGCCTCTCCAGCCGATTTCGTCCCTACTCCTCCTCCTGCTGTCACAATGACACCGCCCGCTTCCAAAGCAGGGGGGAGTGGTAGTACAGACGACGCTGCGAAAGATAATAAAGTCGGCTCCTCCAGTGATCAAATCCGCGCGATGCTTGAAGAGAAGTATGGACTGGGTAAGCTGGGTACTCCTGCCCTTATGCAAGCGATGCAAGACAGCGCGCAGGGACAATCTTCGGCGATGAAGGCGGAAGCGTTTGCTGACATGGGTGCGGCGCTGACAAGAGGGGCGACGAAAGTTGATCCTGCGTTCTACAACAAGTTAGCGGACCAAGCTAAGCAGGGTCCTGCGCAGATTGAAGCTCTTCGTAAGTCCCAGACCGAAAACATGCAGAACGATGCCACACTAGATAAGATGGCAGATGAAAAAGATGCTACCGATCCTAACTCCAGAACGTCCAGAATCACCCAAGGTCTCTACCAAGGGGAAGCAGCAAAATATGGACTTAACGTGGGTGATCTCCGTTTGATGGGGGCTGCAGATATTAGGACATTCCTCGATAAGCCTTTTGAAAATGCATCCAAACTGCAGTCTGTGCTTATTGCAAAGCAAACAGCAATAGAAACAGCCCACATCTACAAAGACATAGGGTTTACGAATCAGGCACAGAGCGCGCTTGATCATGATGATCAATTTAAGCAGGCAATAAAGAATGAGGTTGGTGGAAGAAACTTAGCGACCCAGTTGGATCTAGCCAGTACCGATCCCGTTGCATACTCGATGTTTCCTCTTGCGTTTGTTCGAAGCCTTGTTAACCGAGTTAACCCACAAGAACTGAAGGCCGCTACGGGCGGTCAGGATCTTGACTCCTGGTTACAAAGGGCGATTTACAAACCAACCTCTGGCACCATCAATCCTAAAGACCTTCAAGGTTTCCGCCAAATAGTTAACGCCGGTCTCCAATCAGCGGGGCAAGAAAAAGCTCTCGCCATTCAACGTCATGCTGGTCAGTTTAGTGCGGCTACGGGAATGTCTCGTGATCAAGCATCCTACAAGTTAAGTGGAGATAATAATAATAGTATGCCAGGGGCTCAGACAATGCCCTTGTCACCAGGTACAGATCAGGCAGCTATCCAATGGGCTCAGCAGAACCCGACCGATCCCCGTGCTGCAAGAATTCTTAGCTTACATGGAGCCCAATAACTGTGCCATTCGATCCTGATGCATATCTGGCCTCTAAAGGAATTGATAATAATCCCACAAAGCCGAGTAGTAGCGGTTTTGATCCTGATGCCTACCTGGCCTCTAAGGGGATTTCATCAGACAATGTAGCCACTCCGCAAGACGCTGGCGTTGGTGACGCCCTTGCACGCGGCGCGGGTCACGTTGCCTTTGGTGAACAAATTGGTGGGGGACTTGGCGCCCTGCAAGATCAAATAACAGGAGCGAATCCCGACGAGACTTTGCTGAATAGTTATCGAAGACACCGCGATGCCCTAAACCAGCATTATAAAGACGCCGTAAAGAATCACCCAATCGCTTCATTGCTTGGTGAACTCGGCGGCGGCACTGCATTGGGGCTGGCGACGGGTGGACTAGGAGAAGCTGCTGGTCTAGGTTCCGTGGCTTCTCCGATCCTAAGAGGCGCTATACAAGGTGCTGGGGATGCCGGATTGATGGGCGCCAGCACCAGCGATGCCGATTTGACTAAAGGTCAAGTTGGTCAGTTTGCCGGAGACGTTGGTAAGAGTGCTGTGGGTGGTGCGGTTGTTGGCGGCGTGATGGGTAAAGTCGGCGACGCGCTTTCATCGGAGAGTCTTAAACACGGCGCGAATGAGTTGGCAGTAAAGAGTCTTAAGGGTTCTGCGGGTCAGTACGCAGATCTTGGCGAAGAGGGTCAGCAGAAGCTGGGTGATTGGCTGCTTAAGAATAAGGGCGTCAAGTTCGGTGATAAAGCAAAGGACAGTTTAGAGAATATTCAAGCCCTGAAAGAGTCTGCTGGCTCGGACATGGGTAAGATCATCGACGAGCAAGGAGCGGCGTTCGATCCCAAAGCACTCTCCGAAACTGCCCAACAACAAGTCATGCCGGGAGTTACTGAAGGCACCCTGTTGAAGCCACAAATTAATGCGGCGCAGTCCGCTATTGACGAGCTGGCGACCAAAGGCTCCCCTCTCGCAGACGGCACCAGTGGCCCAATCTCCTTTAGCCAACTACAACAGCTTAAGTCTAATTTAGGTAAGGCTGCATACAACCCATTAGGCAGCGTCGAGAAAGAGGGCCTAGTACCAGTAGAACGTTTCCTCAATGATCAACTCGAAGGAGCCGTTGATGCTAGCGGAGATCAACTACCAGCTTTGCAAGTGGCGAAGGGTGATTATGGGGCTGCGTCTAAGGCTGAATTATTAGCCGAAAAAGGCGCGTCCCGCGGCTTCGCAAACCAAGGATTTGGATTAGGCGACAAGACGGCAGCTATCGGTGGAATGCAGGCGATGGGGCCGAAGGGTATGCTGGTTGGCGCCCTCAACAAGTTGACACGAGAACGAGGTCAGTCCGCCGTCGCCGTCACCATGGATAAATTATCTCAGCTCGCCACTCATGATCCTGGAAGTCTAGGTCACTATGCCGGAGTGATTGCAAATGCGTCAGCACGGGGACCGGCTGCTCTAGCGGTTACCCACTTTCTCCTTAGCCAAAAGAATCAAGATTACCGAGAGATGACGGATAAGCTATCTGATACTTCTGACCAACATTGATTTATCCGACCATTATCGGTTATAATGGCATAATGAAGTTAAAACTTGGAGACATCGTTCACATTGAATTCCTTGATCACTGCCAAACAGACGATCTCCTGGCAACGATGCCGGTTGAAACGTTTGGTCGGGTGGCGAAAGAGGATTCTCTGCACATCTGGACAGTGGCGTGGGGGGAGAAGGCTGGATTAACGTCCGACGCCGTAACCTTCTGCACCGTTAAGTCCACCATAACCCGTCTCCGCAAACTCAAAGGATAATAATTATGCTGCAAACCCTCTCGACTATTTACGCGTTCGTTATGGCCAATGGCTACACTGTGGCGGAAGCTTTGCTCTCGCTCATTGGCGCTATTGGAACCATCACCCATCTACTGCACGCTGATGGGGCCAATGCTTTCTTCAACAAACTGACGGTGCCACTTCAATACGTCGCCAACAAACTCAAATCTAAGTAAGGAACGCCTGTTTTGTGAACTCCGACGACAATAGCAAATTACATTTATTAGACAACCGACTCATCACTGTGGAAACGCAGTTGCGTGAGAGGAAAGAGATTGCGGAGAGGCAGCACTCCGAAATCATGACTGAACTGAGAGATCTTCGTAAAGACCTCAGTGGCATGAAGACTAAGAACGCCACCGTATCCGCCCTCATCTCCGCCATTATCACTCTCATAATGCCCCATCGGTAAATTATGATCGCAATTATCGAAATACTCCTCGGGTTCCTCGCCCGCCTATTTCCGCCAAAAGTGGAGAAGGTTAAGGAGGATATTATGTCTGATCTCCCCGACATGATTCGTCGACAAGAGAAAAGGAAGCTCGATGAAAAAGATCTCGGCATTTAGTCTTATAGTCCTTCTACTATTATCTGCTTCCTGTGCCCATAACTCCCCCTTACCAGCCGATCTAAAAGCCGAGGATGATCTTCTTCGGCAACAGAATCAAACCCTCCGTAGAGATCTGAAAGAGGCTGAAGACGATCTCTCAACAGCCATGAAACGAATCCAAGACTGTGAACCGCTTATCAAGAATTAAGACCCGCTTACAACAGTTTCCAAACAAAGCATTCCTCTCATTGCTCCTAGTAAACTTTATTGTTTGCTTGGCTACTTCAATAAACCCAAACCTCTACAGATACCTTTGCTTCCGTCCAGAGTTAATGGGAACGTTGAAGGGACTTGTGGGTATTGTGACTCACATGTTTACTCACGGCGGGTGGGAACACTTTCTGGGTAACTTCCTCTACGTTGCACCCTTCGCCATCTTTCTAGAGAACAAGATCGGGTCGCGGAAGTTCTTAGCGACGTGGTTAATTACTGGTTTGGGGGGATTGGCTTTAATGCTGGTTATGCCCCACTTATTTGGTATGGGCTGGATGCTTGGTGCGAGTGGTTGTTGCTTCGGTGTGATGGCAACAGCGTGTCTGTACTTTGATGATTCTAAGATCCATCAGTATCTAGGCGTCTGCTACTTACTGCTGCAACTTATTCCGCAGATGATTAGTGGTGTCTATGCGACGGTTGCTCCAGGGGGCGTTGCCTACTTCGCTCATGCGGGGGCTGCCCTGACGGCTATCTTGCTGGCGCATTACCTAAAGAAAGATGAGACCAAGTTATGTTCCACATCATCGAAGTAATGATCATGGCCTATCTCGCTCACGTCTTTATCAAAGAGTGTTTAAGGCAAGTATCGTCTAATCGTCGTAGGTGCCGGGCGGAAATGAAGGCTAGGCTACGTGTTATTCGGGGATCAAAACTTTATTAAGCTTTGCAAAGACACCAAACAGCGCACTAGCCCCTTTGTTGTACGCAAGTGCCGCATCCTCTTCCCGATCAAAGCGGCCCAGATGAATACGGCGAGTCTTTCCCTCGACCTTCGGGCCTAAAGCAGCCATCCATTTATTGCGGGACTTATCCCACGATACACCTTTGTATTTACTACTAGTGGCCTTGGAACACTTGCGCATGTTTGCTTGGTTCTGACGTCGAGTAACTACCCTCAGATTTTGGCGCCTATTATCCAACGTGTCATGGTTAATGTGATCAACCACCAATCCCTCTGAAGGTCGCAGTAGGATTCGATGCATATAGATGCGAAGCAACTTTCCCGTTGAGAGGCACCTAATTCTTGCGCGGGCGTATGTAAGTGGACCAGACTTCGAGGCATGCCACCTCAGTAATTTTAAGGATTCATAATCTTCCTTGTCGACCTTCGCAAACAAACCTGAGGTGAGTGGAATAAGCATCACGGCTATGTCTCGTACTTTGCGCACCACGATGAATGCGCGGGCGAATTTGATTTCTCCGCGCCGCATTCACACTTTGGTCCGATGGGGCCAAAGATGTCGTCCCCGGCACCAAGAATATACTCCATCGTAATTAAGGGGACACGCGGCATACCCGTCTCCGGATCTTTATCTGACATCATAGCCTGAAGAATGGCGAACCTACCCGCGATCGACATTAGTCAAAACCTCCCCGCCCGCAGACGCCTCAATTTCCTCCAACGTAGTCACGTCCCACCTACCAGTAACTGCGTTTGGCGTTACAAGCCCTAAATCCATCAAGTCATCGATAACACCACCAATGAGCCCTTTATCGATTGCGCGTTGACGTGAGATCTCTTTAAACGAAGCGGCGGAGTTGAAGCAGAGGTAGGAGTAAACGGCGATTTCGACGGGATTGAGATCCAACGCTAAGATGAGACCCATTACTGGAACCGTTTCGTTGGCGGCCTCGCTCCCCAATCCATAACGTTTAAGGAAAGTCAGCGTTAAGGATCCAAATTGGAGTGAACGTAAACGACGTGTGAAGAATGCTTTAGGTAGGTGGATATACCCTCGCCGCAACTCGCCTACAGTTAGTTCCTTTGGCTTTTCGGCTTCAGGCGTTTGAATTGGCTGGGTACTCACTTCGTTCGTAGTCGCGTCGCTCTGAGGATTGAGAACGTTATTATTATTTTCCATAACTATTAGTTCCCCTTTCTTTTCTTATCAATCGCCGTCATGAACCAACGACCACAAGAATGACAAGTCCACTGCTGACGGACAGTTGCCTGTGTGGCGCGGAATCCACGCTTCTCCGTGTCCTCACTCGCACATGTAGGACAAACTCCGTTCTTGTGTGTGTGATTGAGCATGCGGGCGATGCTGGGGTGACGCTCGATCCAGGGGAGAAAGCGTTTGTAAACCTTCTCCAAGAGGACAACGTCTTGCTTGTTGTACTTGGTCATTAACGCCCAACTCTTCTTGTCACCTTCCATACACCCTAACCACATATCGAAGCCTGTGTGCTTAAGCTTGCTGCCAAGTTTCAAGAACGAGCCAAGGTCAGCTAACGAGTTGCTGGTAAAATTAAAGTAGGCTTTGGCAACCTTCTTGGTATCAATACTGACGAGGGGCTTCGTCGGCTTGAGTCCGTGAAACAGCATTCGGGCCTTAGACTTCTTCTGGTCAAAGCTGTCGCCATTATGTGCGATCAAAATGTCCGCTTCATTAAAGAGAGAGTGGAGTTTCTTGACGACGGAGAGATCGTCCTTCTGCCCTTCCGCAGTGACGCACTTTACGGTTTTATCGCCGACAAACTTGTAGGCGACGGAAAGGAGTTCCCACTCTTTGACGAAGTGGAGGATGTTTTGCTCCCATTTGCCCCAACAAAAACCTAGATTTGGTCTCGTCTCCACGTCGTAGATAAGGATTTTTGGTTTGTTCATCTTAAAGTTTCTCCCAATTGCGTTCAATATAAGCGGCGAGCTGTTTGAAGGAGCGGCCTCGAGTATCATTGAGTTCAAGGAGATCGAGTGTCTTATTCTTGAATGTAATTTCTCCTTCTGCATTGTCTATACCTGCCCATTTCATCACTTTAGGGGGCAGCGTGAGTGTGGCGGCCCATGAATTCTTCGTTGCATACTGATCCACGTCCCACTTACCCTGCTTGGAGATGTCGCAGAGAACTCCTAGACAGCAGAACTCAGTTCGGTCGCCATTTGTAAGCGCGCCCGTCAGTTGCTTATACTTTCCGCTCCGCAGAGCAGCGATCCACTTAAGGGCAATAGTGCGTTTCATTTGTTCACCAACTTTTCTTTCTTAAATTTACGTCTCTCTGCGTTCTCTATTTTGGTTTTCAGCGCATGCTCGGTCTTACAAAGATGTTTGAGTTCCGATGCGGGACAAAACATCCGTTCGATAACTCCATTCCATGAGTCGAATCCGGCGAGGGGGATGACTGGATTTTGGTGATCCGTGTGCATTGCCTTGCGCGGGTGAATCTTTCCGCACTCCCCTTCACAGAGATGAAAGTGACCGCCTTTGTGTGTTCTAGCGAGGACAGCACGTTTGTCGGACGACCACGACCAGATCCTTCTTAGCGCCCCAAGCAGGTAACCATGAAACCATGGTCGATTTGTCGTACTAGGCTTCCGTCTACGTTTAATCATTTGAATCCTATTGTGTCATTATCACCAATAATGGTCAAGCAGAAGCCACTATTCTACGACGTCTTTTTCGTCGAAAGAGTTTAGAACTTTCATGTCTGTTTTTAATGGCACCGACAGCGTATACGTCGTCTCCAGCACCTTACGAATCTCTTCAGCCTTGTGGATCTCATCTCTCCCAACTTCAATAATGACTGAGTCGTGTACGGTGGTCACAATGTGGTATCCCAGCTTGTCGAGTTGGATTAAGGACCTCTTACAGATCGACGCTGCAAGGCACTGGATGGGAAAATTCAGCGCTTGTTTCTTGGCATGCGCAAAGGTCATTCCCGCCTCATTAAAGATCTCGTCTGAGGTTGGTTGTGGCGCAGGAACATATCTCGCCCCCCTCGGCTGCTTTGAGTGCCACTTGCCTTGAATTGCCTTAACCAATGGATCAACTAACTCCTTCGGCCCCGTAAACGCGCGCTGAGGTCTGTATTCGATGTAATTCCCATATACAATCTCTGGCAGTCTCCGCACCCGGCCAGTCTCACTCACCACGCGCTGATATCGACGAGCAAACACCAGTTGTTCATTAAGGTACTGGTCCAGACGTTTATATTTCTGAAAGAACTTCGTGATGATCTCTTTGCACTGGTCTTCCGGTAGATCCAACTTCGCCGACTCAAGAAGCTGGTCATGTAGCCGTCGGGGGCCTCCACGGAATATAAGCAAGAAGTTAGTCGCCTTGGCCGCTTGTCGCATCCAGTCCGTCACCTTGTCGCGCTCGACATCGAAAACACTCATGGCCGTATTGATGTGAGGATCTTCGTTGTCGAGGAACGCGTTCATTAGGTCTTGGTCTTGGCTAAGGTGGGCGGCAACGCGCAATTCAATCTGTGAATAATCGAAGTACAGAAACATCCGATCATCCGTCGTCGGTCTAAAGAACCGTTTAACGGGGGAGTTCCGGGGAAGGTTTTGGAAATTTGGGTCTTGGCTGGATAAACGCCCTGTAAGCGGCCGTTGCGGGTAACGTGGGTGGATATAAGGTATTCCGCCCTTATCGACGACGTGGGACATAATCCCAACGTTCGCATCACCTACATACGTGCGGGAAATCTTATCAACTTTTTTATATTGCTGGAACGAGCGGAGTACGGGGACGAGGGCGTGCTTGGAGGGAAGTAAGGCCATCAAGCGATTAATTTGTGATTCATCCGTTCCCCAACGCCCGGACTCAGTTTTCGCGTGAAGGTGCGGGGGCGTCTCAAACTTCACATAAAAGAGTTCTCCCAAGTGCTCAGCGCTACCCCAGTTGAATGCGGTTTTCTGCTTCTTATCACCGCGCTTAAGATTCTTCTTCGCCTTCTCAGTTACCTTCGTCGCCAGCACTGTCTGGTAGAGGGAATCCTCAATGCTTTGGATTTTATCCGCACAAAGGGCCAGCATTTTACCCTTAAGGTCCGCCGCCTGCGTATCCGCATCCTTCCTCATCTCCTCCACCAGCTCTGTACGCACACGGACACCATTCAATTCAATGTTGAATAGGACCGACTCCAGCGGAAGGGTCTCTTTCAGCAAATAGGTAAGAGGTGATTCTTTGATCCCCCACGTTTGAGTAACGCGGGTGTGGATGTTCTTAAGCTTTTCCTTACCGACGTGGAAGAGTTTGAACGTATTTTTCACATCTTCCATCGCATACTCAGAAATGAGGTGGAGGTGAGGGTGAAGAGGATCGTTTAGATCCAGCTTACAGAGGGCGCCGACATGTTTTACTCCCGCTGTCTTGAGGGCTTCATCGAGGCGTTTTTTGTTCTTTAGGAAACCCAGCCCTAGGTAGCGCTCCGTCAGCTCTTTTAAGCCCAAAGATCCATTTTCATCAATTTGCTGGAACACCAACAACGTATCGAAGATGGGACCAGCAATCTTTACGCCCTTGCGAGCGAGGAACATTGGATCAAAGCGGCGACCACTGTGGGACACTTTGGTTACTGTGGGATCGGCGAGTTTCTCTCGCACCGTATAAGGCATTGCCCACCAGGGGCTATAGATCGCTTCATCCTCTTCCTGTAACCAAGCAATGCCATGGATCTCGTCATGGAAGTCGTCAACGCCCGTAGATTCAATGTCGAAGAAAAAGTATTCGCGCTCTTTATTATTATTACTCATAATCTATTTCTCCCCTCCCTTAACTTCGTAAATCTCGGTAACGCGGTAGTACTCCTTCTCCCTCGTCTCCTCGAAGCACAGGGTATCCCCCTTCGTCAGAGTAAACGTCCTCTGCACCAGCTTCTCCGTGCAGTCGGGGACGTCGATGAAAACAACGACGCGTTTCTTGCCACGTTCGTTCAGGACAAGCTTCATGTCTCTAATAGTGCCAATCATTATTCTTTATCCTTCTTCCAAGAGACCGTAACGATGCACACATGATCCATATTTGCCGCCCCGTATCTAAGGTAGTCAGTTCCCCCATCGACCATTGCTTCGTTCTTACAAGGGCATGTTTTATAATCATGTCTTGTCCAGGACACACCAACCCAACCGCACGCTTTGCACATGATTCCGTCTCGCTTAATGAGGAGACTTCTGGAGGACTTTTGTTTCTTTTTCATACTAAACGTTCCTTTAAATTCCGACATCGCCCACCTCTCGAAAGGTGAATGTGAAACTGCGCTGGTTAGTAGGATCTGCGAGGGCTTTCTCCAGCTCAAACTTCCCGCCCTTTAGTCCATCACGATGCTTGAGAATCTTGAGAAAGGTTTTCTGTGTGTCCTCTATATGTGCAAGCGAGAGAACCGTTTCTGGTTTGAAGTCCAACGCGTTTGATCCCTTAGCTCCGCCCATTTTCTCTTGGCCATAACTAACGCGATTCATTTCACTCACCATAAAAATGGTTAAATTGCCGTCATACTTCACCTTCAATCGATCCATTGAATAAACCCACGTCTCTAAGCTTTTTCGATCATCATCAGCGACGGGGTCGAGGGCCTGCGCACTATCCAACAGCAACAAGACCGGCTTTTGATACTTCTCCCAACACTCAGCGATTCTTTGCTCTAAAAGTGGAATGTCAGAAACCGTCTCAGTATAAATATGCAGAGGATAGCCAGCTACCGACTGAGCAAACGCCCTCTTCTCCTCATGAGATGCAACCATCAGGTCAGACTCTGAGATCTGATTCTTCTGGCAGATTAGACGGCTGCGAAATCTTCCCTCTCCGTTCTCTTTCTCAATAACGATGCACGGATTTCCCTGGGCGATGTTGTAGTGAACAATTTGGAGAGCGAACGTACTTTTTCCGCTAGAGGTCTCGCCTTGTATAGAAACGAAGTTCCCGAGGCCAAGCAGATAGCGATCTATCGACGGAATGCCTGTTTGGAGGCCGGTGATTCGTCTATCTACATAACGAAGGAACTTGTTCCAGTTTTTATTGATTCTCGCGTCGTCTAGGCTTCGCATTGCAACTCCCCATAGGACGGCGGTTTTGTGCTTGCTCCTTCTTAGTTGCCCAACGAAGATTTCCCGGTTCGTAATTCCCGTCGTTATCGATTCGATCTAAAGAGTGCTCAGGAGACGGAGGGTATCCTATGTAGGAGTAGAAGGCGGCGAAATTATCCACCCACTCGGGCGCAAGGGTAATACCGCGCGCGCCATAATACTGATATGCCCAGCTGTTTGTATTGAAGCAGCGATGCTTGATTGCGCACCAGCGATTATAAACACTCAGGCCATGTGACCTAAATCTTTCTGCACGCTTTTCATCATTCCAGCAACCGCAACTGAGTGTGTGTCCTTGTTGCAAACTTTTAGCCCTAATCGATTTCCGCACTCCACAATCACAGAGGCAGCGATAAATAAGATAGGTTCCACCCTTAGTGGGAACACTTTTAATTTTACGTAGCACCAAAAGACGCCCAAACCGCATCCCTACAATTGAACAGGGCTTACCCATTTTTAAGTCTCTCTCGTGCCGCTTCAATGCGCTCGAAGTCTGGGTTACTGATGGGTTTAGATGTCGCTTCTTTCTTCAGCCCCGTGATCAAGGCTGGTAGAGATACAGCGAACACACTGATGTTGCGGCCTGCGTTATCGGCAAAGTCGTTTCTATAAGCGCCAAGGTAGAAGTCGATTAAGCGTTGTAAGGTCTCAGCCCCATAGTTAGCGAGTAGGCGTTTAAAGATTGCGCCGTCTTTTTGCCAAACGATGTTGTAGGGGGAATCGTATTTCTTCTCCCAGGTGCGTGCAAAATGGAGGAGCAGATCTTTATTAGGATTGTTATTAGTCACGGGTTTTTAAAACTCCTCTAAAAACGACAATCAGGTTTGGAAACCGCGCAGACGACGCCTTGACTGGCCTGGTGTCCTTCCCTAGCAATCCAACGGGCGGAACAAACTTTATGCGGCGAGGCCACGGAATCACCGTTACACCAGGCCGGTATTCCAGCTTCTCAAAGTTATAAATAAACTTGTGGTACCAACCAGTGCTGGTATCGCCTGGTAATAGGCAGACGACAACGCAACCTTTCACCGCCTCTATTGAGGCTTTCTCCACCCATGGTTTTGGATCTGAGTAAGGTGGATTCATCCAGCACTGTGGTGTACCGACGATCATGTGATTCATCGAGTTTGCCCAATCAGTCGTAAGAGCATTCTGTTCTTCAGTGAGCCAAGCCTTCGCCTTGGTATTCTCCGCCGTCGCACACACATCCAAATCAAACGGACCAAACTGCTTGCTACACCACTCGAACACTTCCGGAGGCGTGCTCCAATAATCTGAAGGCTTCAGAGATTTCATACAGATCTCCTGTGCTTGTTTGAGGAGGGGACCGGATAAGAGCGGTAAAGTTACCTCATCGAACCCGATCCCCCGTCGGGGTGTAGGAAGGAAGTTTTACAAGTCGCCGAAGTCGTCCGACGTCGAAGCCACATTAACTTTGCTCGCCACGATTGGTGCTGCATTCGTTTCCACAACCTTAAGCTGTGGTCCACCATTCGCTTTGTACAACTCGAAGGAGTGGAAGGGTTTACCGGCAAAATTACCCTTCGTCTTAATCTCCTGCCCGGCGTAAATAATACGCACTCGGGTACCGGGCTGAATATTCTTCAACAGGTAGTTGAGGTGCCCACAGCCATTAACAGCGACATCGCCGTTATCAGTACTGAAGAAATGGGATAAATTTCCGAAGTCTCCAATCACTTTGCTGTGTTGAAATTCACCAGTTACAACTTCCTGGCCGGGTTTAAGGTCCTTAAGCTTTACGAACGTCAGCCCTCCGCCGACGCGTTTAAATTCTTCTGCCATTTTAGAACTCCTTCGATTTTGAGGTTAAAGAAACATGTCGCCAGCCTTTTCCGTTAACCAGCAGATGAATCAAGCTGAAGCTGACTTTGTACGTACGGGCCAGGTCTACTTGTTTGTATTTTCCCGATGCATAGAGTTTGCGGATCATGAAGACTTCTGCCTCTGTGAGTTTGCTCATGCCGTGTCTGCTCCCAGAGGCTGGAATTTTTAAACCTTTAGCAAAAGCGCGCTTAACATTTTCGCTACGGGTCACAAGCTGGAGATTTTCTAGTCGGTTGTTTTGCTTGTTACCGTCGATATGATCAAGCTCTCGTCCAGGAGGCACTAGGCCATTGAACTGAGTCCAAACGATTTGGTGAACGCCTAGATCAAGGCGGCGGCCTTCAAGATCTCTGAGGTCAAGATGTGTGTAGCCCCGAGCGCTAATCGCAGTCTTACGAAGATGAGGAAGAGTTCGTGTGTTACCTCCGGTGTCCACGTTTGACCAGACACCTCCAAGCGCGTCCGCAAAGTACCGGCCGGATTCAAGTAAGGACTGAAGCCGAAGTTGATTAGCTAATCTTCGCTGAGGCATTACAACGCCCCACCCTTCTTGCTGTACTTCGGCGAGATGATTTCTCGCAACACACCCAAAGTTGCCACTGACTTAGCAAGCGACTGCGTCTGTCCCTCGACAAGCTGGATTGCTTTCTTGAGATCATCTTTCGTAACTTTAGGGGGCGTCTTGGTTTGCACTAGATCCCAAAACGTAATCAACTCACTAAGGAGGTTTGTGATGTATGCTTCGTCGCGAGCGACGGGAACGATCACTCCGTCAGTTCCATCAAAGCTCACGTAATCCAAAGTCTTCGCCTCTGATGCGAGGAATTGGTGCATCAATTGTGGGAGATACTTATCTGGGACTTTGCCGCTAATGGCGGTCGCATGGTCGACTTTACCTGGCGCCTTAATTTCCAGCAGATGCATGTCAGTCTGATCTGCACCGTCAAGACTCGCACGAATAAATTTGTGTACCGGGTGCTCAACGTTAATCACTTCCATCTTGCGGCCCGTCTTCTTCTCGTACCAAGCGCGTGCAATCGGCTCTAAGAATTTGCCTCGTTCAACCGCCGCTTGGGCGAAGGGGTTCATGGGTGGTGGAGTGGCGATGTCACATTTGTAGGTCCAAACCTCGAATCTGCTGGTCCAAGGGGACACGCCTAGGATTGCGGGTGCATCGCTCGCACCCAGACCCTTATTACGCCACTGAAGCCATGTAGAGCCACTTTGTTTGAAGTCGTTTGAAATAATCATCGTAAAACCAGTATAGCACAACACGACCACGTTGCGTCAATACACTCATTGTGAGACAATACGACTAATAATGGTCACGGAGAATAAATGCTTAAACTAACCCGCGAAATTGAACGTAAGTTGGTGGTGAGAACTGGGGCGACGAGGGAGAGTGTTGACTCTGTCATCACGCACGAACTCATGTTCATGGAGAACGAGATCATCCGAGGCCACAGTATTGATCTCTATTGGCGCGCTCCTATCGACGGTGGTAGAGCCGACTTTATCCGCCTGCGTGAACTAGAGGATGGTAAATGTGAATTGACGGCGAAGTGCCAGGATAAGGGTAGTAACGTCGACCGCATCGAGATCAACGTAAATATCCCCGACCGTCCCCAGCTCGTGAACTATATGAACCTAGTACATGGTGAGCCCACAATACGCATCGAGAAGTCCTACACCGTATTCGTCCTCTCGCCGGTCCTCAACGTCTCCACATACAGAGTTAAGGGCGATAAGAGAGTCTTCGTCGAGGTCGAAGGCCCGAACATTGAGACCGTGGACGCCGTCATCAACCAGCTTTCTAGTCGGCTAACGTTGCTTCAAGAGTGCAGGAGTCTGTTTGAGATCTTCGCCGGTCCTGCGCGCCTTAATCCAATGGTAATGACGTATGCGAGGTTTGAGTAATAAATATGGCCGACAATATTATGTATCCTTGTATTGGATGTACTTCAGTTGCCGGTCTCCACACTAATCGTCCCCCATGCAGGTTTGCTAAACCTGAACGAAAGCCTGTTGTCGTTGATACCCTAGAGAAACCTCTTCGGTACAATCAGGGTAGGATTGAGGTTTGGGATTTTATCCTCGACCAAAAGATGGGGTATCTTGAAGGGTGTGCAATTAAATATCTGTGTCGGTTTCGCTTGAAGGGCGGCGTTGAGGATCTTAAGAAAGCCCGAGTTTATCTGGATAAGCTTATTGAGGTTGAAAGCAAAAAATAATAACCAGTATGCTAATTGTTAGTTAACATACTGGAGATTATTTTCTAGACGCTGACATCACTAAGCACCCTGTCAGGATCGATGCAGGTAGTAATGTCCATGGAAACATAAAGTGGGAGAGTATGGAGAATACGCAGGACAGTATTATAAAGGTCGCCGTCGCCATTAAAAGGTCGTTCATTTCTTCTTACCTTTCTTCACCAACTTGCGGCACTGCTTTGGGTGTGGAAGGGTTAGATCAAAGTGGCCAATCCGACCTGCGTTATCCCCTACATACAGAAGCCCATTATTCGCAAAACCCTCTACGGTTGTATCTACTGATATAGGGTTGAAATTATTATCCGTCCCATAAACCCGGATGCGATCCCCGACTTTAAACTTCATTGCTGTTTTCCTCCATACCCTGGTACGAAAATTAGGGATGATGAGGTTGTGCTGTTCATCGTAATCATCTGTTCATTATAAAGTGAACAGGAGCCACTTTTAGTAAGCGCAATGCACTCCAACTCCTGTTTAGCCAATGCTGAGATCCGCGTCGAATCGGCTGTTTGGAGCCAGTTTTCGAGCATTGGGCGGAAGTTAGGCCCGCAGAAAGCCATCAGTGTGCGGACAACGCTATAAGCTTCCTGCGTTTCAAATGGTTCCATCTGCTCTAAGAACAGTTCAATCGATAGTGTTTGATAGCGTTGGCTTAGCACTTGAACGCCCCCTTCGATGAGTTATCCATGCTCATCAAACAGGCTTCACAATATTTAACGACGTTGCCTGAACCCATCGGATAGGAGGAGCCCCAGCTGCACCTAGGGCAGTGGATAACTTCTTTCTCGTGAACGTCTCTCTCTTCAGCGTTACGGAAGAATTGCCCACATCCGTCAAGAGCACAGCGGTGACGTCGAAGAATAAACTTTAGTTTCACTATATGTCTAACTGCTGATAAAGGTTTTACTACTTCAGCAGATTTTTTCTTGATGATAATATTTGTTTTCATTTAACCAATCTCCAAAAAGCTGCTGCCCCGTCGAAGCGGAGGTAAAAAGCCGGGCTCTTCTTATCTACATACTTAACGGAAGCACCAGTGCTATCGGTAATAAGAACGCTCAGAATAACTCCATTTAAATGCTGTGCTTCAACGTTGAACGGAACGATTCGGTGTATGTTGCACAGATCACTTAGAGGCATCCAAGGATTATTAGGAGGACCAAAGTGATTCCTCACCGCGTCTTGATAACCCTGATCCATTATGGGCAATTCGATCTTCACCGTTTTCTCATTATCGTCGTCGGCGTTATATTCAGGACTAAGTGAGCACGATGGATTAATACATTCCATCTTCATCGACGTGAACGACGTGTTGATGAGCGGAGAGCCACAGATGCAGTTAAAGTTGTTCATTTTTGCTTCCCCTTTCTTCCAGGCTGGATAGGGGGACGAGGCTGATGGGTGCGCGAGGAGCTTTGCCATACTTGTGCTCATAGAGACGAACAAACTCTGGTCAGCTTACATAGACGCGCTGTTGGGTCTGCGACAGACACTTCAGACACCCCCACCGTCCATGGAAGCGGTGTTTTATTCCCTCTTTCTCGGGATCATGCTTGAGACAAAATAATTTTGTTTGTTCCATCATAAAACGTACCGCTCCTTTACCTTCTTAAAGACAAACCACAACCAGCCACAGGATTGCATAGACAAGAAACATCTTAACGATTGGATCACTCAGGAAACTAAAGATCCGGGTGAGAAGGTTGACCACGATCTCCATCATGCCGTGGAAGAATTCTCTAAAGAATCCGTCCAAGATCCTGAAGGCGTCTATTGCATCAACCACTAGATGTTCGAAGAGGTTCCTTAAACTAATGAGTCCCTTTTTGACCAGGTTAATCATAAGGAACTATCAATGCACATCCCGTTCCATTTAGTCCAGGCTGACCAATGTTGGTTATGGTGCTGGCAAACGAATGGGAAGGTGACAGGTATGAGGAGGAAAGGGTCGTAAGTATGCGGAAGGAGCTATAGATTTATATTGTGTGGAAGTTTTGGTGAGTAGAAGATCGTCAGGATAGTATTATCTCCCTCGGACTTTTGAGACCTTAAGGATCTTGGCATTGCGAATAGCTGGAAACGCAATCTCCGTCTTACGCTCATTGGGCGGAAGGTTTATGGAGACAGCCTTTTCCCAGCCTTCGTGGAGGGTGATCAGTGGCATCAACTCCTCAATCTCTTCCTTAGCTTTAGAGAAGGCTTCGAGGCGGCGTAGGATCTTAATCTGGTCAACGCGAGAGACCATAGGGTGGGTCACTACAGGTCTTGTCAGCCCCTTCTCATCTGGAGTCGTTAAGACGGTTTCCGTCCTGCCATCCTCTGCGATTTCGGTATAGAAGCGTTGTGTTCCGTAAGAGAGTGTTCCGTGTCGTGAGTTCTTAGGCATGTTCTTAATCCTCCGGTAATCTTATTATAAACCAAACTGTCTACGATTAGTAGCAATGCAAACTAACTGCCAAGAGAAACACTAATGATTTCAGTGCCCCACTCGGAGTTTTATGCTTAACTGTTATACAGGATGACTGAGGATAGTCAAGACAGTTGTGGGAGGTTATTAAGATGATGTGGAATTGGTGCGGCGGATACGATTAGGACAATTTTAGAGCCGCGATACAAATAGCGAGAGGAGCGGTGTCGGCCCTTTCGTTCACGCCTTCTCTGGCAGGCCAGCATAAACCATTCGCCGTACGAACAATCTTAGATCTGCGAATCTAAAATTTTCAGGATCAATATTTGTTTCGCGATTACTCCGAGGTCTTTGATATTCAATTTCAAAAAACCTGCCCAACAACTCGGTTGCAGTTTGGAAATCTTCCTTGGCATCAACAACTATTTCGCAACCCAAAAAGTCCTCAAAATAACTTCGCTGATACCGCATGTCCAACTCTAGCTTTTGATAGAAGCTATCCACCGTCTTGATTCTACTTCTGTAAAACCAATCTCGCTCTCTGACCTCTGGATACAGGAGAGAGTCAACCTCAGCTTTCAGAACGGAGAAATGAGGGAAAAGCTCGTCGTACAAAGCAGCAACCTGTTTCGGGATCTTCATTAAATGCCAAGATATTGCTTAAGATGCAATGCCCGCTTTTCCCGTGGAGTGCGATCCGTGGTCGCTCCTTTATTGTGTATCGAATATTGTTTGATGTTTTCGTTCTCAGAACTCTCTCCCTCGACCTCCACTGCATGTGCGAATGCAAGTAAGGCGGTGGCCATCTTCTCCGGATCAGGTTTCCCGGTTTCCTACCGTAACTGATGATGTGGTAGGTTTTTCCCTTTGATTCAGTTGCTACGTTTAAACTACTATTCCGGGAGCTCATAGAGTTTGCCGACAATTTCATTTATTACCTTCAGGTCATTTCCATCGGTCAATTCTAGTTTCTGGTATAGTTTCTTGGTCCGCCCATCAGATTCTGGAATGCCGAAAAGGTACATATCGTTCTTGTTAATCTGAGTGTTCGAGCTAACTATCGCCATAAACCGTTCAAACACGTCACTTCTCAAAATTCGGAACACACTCGCCAAAGGGGGAGCAGAAAGCGAATGTTCAGGAGTTTGGAAAATAAAATTTAGACCATTTTCCAGGAAATACCCCTCAGGCAGTTCACTGGATAGATACACCCCAACAAATCGTCTTTTATCGCCTTTGTGACTTCGTCTACGACAGACGATCACTTCTCTGTTCCGATTACAATACGACTCAATCGAAGAGACACCAGAAGGAGCGCTTAGATGCTTCTTCCGTCCATCCAAATTCTTCTTTCCGCTGCAAACGGCATAGGATTCACGACCCTTTATCGCCTCTACTGTCCGGCGAAAAGAGTAGTTCCCGTCCTCGTTAAAAATGTCATGCCCATAAATGATTCGAAAAGTGCCTGGCTCCGGTTTTGCGCGAAGGAAATCTTTCGATCTGTGGAGCACCAACTGTCCCGTAGAAAAACCAAAGCCAAGCTGCTGAAAATTCTTGAAGGATGCAACCTTGCTCATCCACTTGAATTCTTGCGTTGAGGCCGCCAATAGCATGATCAGATCATGTTTAGAAAACAAGCTGGATTGTTTTACGGGGAAGGCCACGTTGTCGTGAAACCTATCTATGTCGAGGCAGGGTTTACACTGAACGATATGCTCGCTAGTGGGAGTTTGGTTCTGCAAACAAATTACGACGAGCTCTTGTAGAACCTCCCCCCCCTGGAATTCCTGATTTCGATTCGTGAAGTATGAAATTGTTCGGATTGAAGTAGAGTTCGCTAAAAAGGCTCGAAGTTTGAAATAATACCTACCGCCAGTAAAACTGCGCGGTACCACGAATGATAAAAACCCTTCGGGCTTCAAGAATCTTGCGCCTTGGAGCAGGAATGCCCCATATAGATTTGAAACGGAGTATTTGAGCTGAACGGAATCTTTTACAGCATCCGGGAGGCGCTTGGCTTCAACCCAGGGTGGATTCCCAACCACATAATCGAATTTCTTTCCAAACCGTTGAAAGGCTTCATTGGTTTCTAAATCCAGCGAATCAATCGAAATTATTTTGGGGACGGTAAGTTGACCAGCAAAAGCATTCCTAATGTTGAGATTAGCCGCCGTCACCAAAAGCGGATCGATTTCTGCTCCGACAATATTGGGAATTACCCGAGAATTGATTTGCTCAAACGCCTCTATCTCACTGAGGTCTCGCGTCAGAAGTTCAAGGACACCTTTAAGCACCGAGATAAGAAAGTTTCCCGTACCACACGAGGGATCGATGAGAGACGCTCCATTGAGAAGGCGCTCACAATAATCATTTGGAAGGCTCCCAAGAACGACATCAATTATTTCATTTTGGGTATGGAATTGACCAAGATTTTGCTGCTTCGTCTTGTTGGATGCTAGGAGAATATCGTAGCAATCGGAGCGCGAGAAAATACTCTCAAGTTTTGGCTCAAATATAGGGAAGCCAGTTTTATGGTCGGTCTTCATATATCAACCACTATACCATACTTTGGCTAATATTGGTTAAAATCTACTCAGCACTCAAAAACACCTCTTCATTACTTTGTCTACCCAAACGACACATAGGAAACCCCAACTCGCTTAGATCGATGTCTGGTTCAATACCCATTGCGGCGGCTGGGATTACGGCGAGTACTTCGTTACGGTTATAGCGGATTAGACCTACTTTGTTGTAGCAATACTGTGGGCGGGGGGTTGTGGAGGCGCAGCCAGAAGTGACTACAAGAATCGCTATTGTGGCAAGAATGTTTTTCATTTACTCTTTACCTCGATCAATTCACTATCGATATAATCCCAACGCGCTCCATCCCTAAAGAAGGCCACAGTATTTACTACTGCTTTTATTGTCCCAAATAAGTTCTCCTCCTTATACCTCACCACCGTACCTTGTTGCTTATAGCGGAAGGAGCCAGGGCGGCATACTTGTACTTTAGTACCGATTGGATACTTCATGATAATAGTGCTCGCTGGTAGTTTACTTAGTTTCCGCCTTTTCAATACAAGCGATTTCCCATTCCAGCCTCTCGATGCGGTATTCCAGCTCTACACGGCTGATTAATCCATCGACGTATTCGAGTTTCGCGCTGTATATTAGGGTTTCAAGGGTATCTAGTTTAGTAGTGTTCACTTGGATTCTCCTCCTGTGGCTCTGGCAATCGCATATTTGAGATCTGTGATCGCGGCATCACAGCTCGCAACCTCCTCATCGCACTTGAACGCCAAACCTTTACCTTGGTCTAAACGATCCCATTTGGCGGCATCGAACGTTGCGGGTGTCAAACCCGTGAAGAATACTTTTTTACCGCCGCAGAACACCTCGGCCTTTACTTCGATCACCATACCAACTTCGTAGAAGACACACGCGGTATACGGATACCACGTCTTCTTGCCGACTAGGTTGCAGGCGTATATATCGACGACTTGATTGTGGGGAGCGGATAGGCGGATCAACCCTTCACCACTACTGCGATCGAAACTCAATACGATGGCTTTGAAGGTCTTGCCATTGTACGCGGTGTGAAGCGCCTCCTCTGCTTTGTGTCTATAATAATCATAGTCCTGATATATGTGGATGCGTTCGGTTTTGATCCGTGTCAGCGCAACCGGCGCATACGACGTCGCCGTGCCGGA